TCAATCCGGCAAGGATAGTCAAGGCTCAGAGAATGGTAAGTGGGCCGAAGGTGGTAGCACTAAGATGTTCGGCAAAGGCTCTGCCGGACATAAAACTCCCGGAGTAAGCGGGAAGGAAAGCCAAGTCGGGTGAGTACGAGTTTACGAAGTACGAACTATTAAAAGAGTAACTCCTATGACCATAACCTACGTTAACGTTGATTATAGCGCACGTGTAGCCGCGCTACGTGCTGTAGGTACGGCGTTGGGCGCTCCTAATAATATCATGCCCGCGCCATGGGCGTCACCGGGAGAGTTTCTTTGTCTCCAATATATTAATGGTTTGCGAGTGTTTATGGGAGAAGCCCCGCTGACTAATCTTGATTATACTGGATTTCAGGCTGCGCTCAATCAACTTGCAGCTTTAGTGCCGTCTCCTCTTGCACCTGTAATTACACCAGGGCAGGTGTTTAATATAACCCTGCCAGCGGTGGCAGGACCGATTGGTACAGTTCTTGCTAGTAACAGTCCAACAGCATTTGCGCTTTCTCCTGTTAATCCTTTTTTCTCTATCGCTGTTAATGGTATACTTTCGCTAACTGCTATTGGTGTAGCAGGGATTACGGCAGGGATGACAAATGTAGGTGTTACTGCCACTAACGCGAGTGGAACTAGTTCAGTAGCCAATGTGGGAGTTAATGCAGCATGACTGCACATGTGTCTATTCCGTGGCAGTTTGATATTACGAATACGACGAATGTTGTCAATATGATAATTGAGAAAATAATCGAATTAGCAAAAGACAATGGTATTAAATTGCCCGATGAAGTGCGTCCTTATGGACGTATAGATCATGCGGAAATTGCGGATGCTATGAAAGCAGTATCAACGTGGCAGGCAATGATTGTTAAACGTATTGGGTTGGACCCTAGTCTTACTCCAAGAGTATATGAGCAATGTGATTACAATAGTATTATTTCTTATGCCAATTATTACAGCGACAAAATGAACGCGATCATCGACGCAGTAGAGACACAAGACCCACCGGAGAATTACGGAGAGCACTATGTCAGAAGTTATTGAAAATAATGAAAAAGAGGAAAAATTACCACCGGTGGTTTATAATGATCCGGTCATTGATGCCCTCAATGCGCTTCTCTGGGATCTCCCTGTGCCACAGTACAGTGACACTATTCAGCATATGCAAAGGGAAGTGATTGAATTAGAAAGAAAGATCGAACAGGAGAGGCAAAATGGACAAAATTAAAAAAGGTGATAGCAAGCCACGATGGTACGATAAACAGGAAGAGGACTTTGGTGCTCATGACTGCCCTGACAGTGGTGGTTGCTATCAAGAACTTAAAACCCTTGGTGACTTTACTGAGTGTGTTGACGGCTCGCGTCAGCAACGTTGGCATGAACGTAATTATTGCAAATCTGAACTTTCGGATACATCGAAGGCTGAAGGTTTAGAGATCGTGCCAGATACAAGCGGACCACCGTTCCAAAATATTTCTGTTCCTAAGAGGGTGCTTTGAACCAGGTAGAATTGCAATTAACCAAAGAGGCGTACACATTATCTAAAACAAACGTGGAGCAGTGGCATAAATTTATCAGGGCGTTGGAAAATTACACCTGGAGTATAACCGAACGAGCAACGAGAGCACCAAGTGCAGAGTTACATATTGCTGTTGGAATGGCAAGACAGGCGTTAGAGTTTAATGAAAAAATGCACACACTAGACGAATTATACGAAAAACTAAAAGTAAAACCATAAAGCAAAAACGTAAAGAGCAGTAAACATGGCGAATGAAACCGTAAGAACAACACCAACAAGGACGGCTGATCCTAATGTCAGGCTGCCAGAAGCCGTTGTCCGTGCCGCTGCTCGCGCTACCGAATTATCTGAGGCCCAACGAACTAATACCCAAGATCGTAATAATGCTAATACGATGACTTTTGCGGATATTAACTCTCCTACACCACCAATACCAGAGCGCCAAGAAGACCGACGTCGTGTTAATCCCCTTGTAGCACAACCTCAAAATAATGTATCTGTTGTTTCAACGACTGCCGATAAAATGCCAGGTGCTACGCCACAACCACAACAGGGTAATGGCCAGGAAAAGCATTACTCTGAGAGTGAATTTAGGGCTATGGTTGGTCGATTTGAAAAATCACAACAGGAAAATAAAAACCTTGTTGGTCGTGTTAATGAAATGCAGCGACTACTTGCAACTATTCAACCACCTCCCAACTCTCAAGTTGGGCGTGGCGACGTAACGTTTAACGCCCCTACGCCCCCGCGTAGATATATCACTTCACAAGATGAAAAGGAATGGAGTGTTGAACTCATCGATATGGCCCGTCGTGCCGCTAAAGAAGTGGCAGAAGCTGAGTTAGCTCCAGTACGTAATGAAATTGGTGCTGTGCGACAGTCACTGGGTAGCGTGCAACAACATGTTACACTTGATGCTCGGGGACAAGTCTATCAGGCTCTTGAGCGAGAATTTGGTCCTGAATGGGACGCAGAGAGGAACAATGATCCTGGGTTCATTCAATGGTTGGATCAAATTGATCCCATGACTGGGCTTCAGAGAAAAAATATCTTGAAACATGCCTTTGACAACGGTGAAGCATCTCGCGTCGTGGCTACGTTCAAGAGGTATGAGGCAGAAGCAGCTTTGGGGGATGCGCAACCCCAAGGTCGGCAGTCGGGCAACGGGTCAGAAAATCAACGGGGTGACTCTCATTTCGCGAATGCGAATTACTCTGGTGGTAAACCTGGCACCACCCCGGCTGTTGACCTCACAACTTTGGCGGCTCCAGGACGCGCTAGGCCAGGTCAAACTCAAGCTGCTCCTGATAAACCAATTATCACCGGAGCAGAAATTGCTGAGTTTTACTCAGATGTAACGAAAGGAAGATATAAGGGTCATGAGGACATCCAAGCCCAAGTAGAAGCTCAAATTCAAGAAGCATCGAGAGAAGGACGGATTAGACGATAATTTATTTCCTGTTTGGCAATTTTGTACCTCTGGCTATTGGAGCCTAGTTTGAATGGAGTAACCCGGATACACTTTTACTCTTAGAGTGAGTAATCCGCACTATCTCCAGATAAAACTAGCACCCAGTAGAGCGAAGATCGGGCAGAGTTTCTCCCCCGTTGATGCCGTTGCGTAACTATAACGTAAGCTCAACGAAGGAGAAATGTCATGGCACTTGGTCTTGCTGCTGGTGGTACAATCCCTCCCCTGTACCCCGTAGGCTCTGCGAACCCGGACTACGTTGCGGCTGGCTTCATACCCGAAATTTGGTCCGGTAAATTAATCGAAAAGTTCTACGCAGCTACTGTTCTTGCCGCTATCACCAATACAGACTACGAAGGCGAGATTAAGTCCTACGGTGATCGCGTTCGTATTCGTACCAAGCCAACCATCACTATTAACAATTATCTTGTTGGCGGTGACTTGACACTACAGCGTCCTGTTGGTGGTCAGACAGAACTGACTATTGATCAAGGCAAGTATTTCGCGACCATTCTCGACGATGTGATCGAGAAACAATCTGACATCAACAATCTTTCACTCTGGGCGGATGACGCATCTGAACAGATGAAGATTGCTGTTGACTCTGATGTGCTCAATTGGATGCATTCTGGCTTTACAGGTGGCAATCCATGGGCGGACGTTGGTAATCGTGGTACTGCTGCCGGTGTTATCTCAGGTAACATTAATCTCGGTGTTACTGGCACGCCGGTTGGTACAGTTGGGCGTAACCCTGCGGTTGGTCAAGTTGAAATGATCGACTTGTTGCTCAGGTTGGGTCAGGCGCTTGACGAACAAAATATTCCTGAAACAGGGCGTTGGGTCGTCATGCCTACATGGGCAGCGTTCCAGATCAAACGTTCAGAACTGCGTGAAGTATTCTTGTCAGGTGACCAAATCTCTATCCTGCGTAATGGTCGCTTTGGACAAGTGGACCGGTTCACGATTTACTCGTCTAATCTGCTTCCGAGTGGTCCTGGTGGTGCTCCTGGTTTAGCGGCAGCGGAGTGGGTGATCTTCGCTGGTCATGCACACGGTTTAACGTTTGCCTCCCAATTGACCAACGTTGAAACTTTGCGTTCAGAGCGGACGTTTGGTCAAATCTTGCGTGGGTTGCAGGTGTACGGACGGATGGGTCTTCCTGGTCCCAATCCAACGGGTGCAAACGCTAACGTGGTTGCGCTTGCCGAAGCTATTGTAACTCAAGCTGGTCCGTAACCTCCCAACGGGCCATGGATGGGGGTTTACGCAGCCCCCATCCTACTCCGGTTTTTAGTGGTAAATCCGTCGTAGACTTGGATTTACTTTTAGGGTAAAAGATGAATACGTATTTTAAAGTGAGTGACTATTTATACTCAGTCCGCAACATGTTGCAGGACTTAGTAGGTCCGCCGTATCGGTATTCAGACCAGCAAATTGTTGACGCTCTTAATACTTGCGTTGGTGAAATCTCGCGCATTCGACCAGATATCTTTTTAGAGTATAAATATCAGTTTCCCTTGCCGCATCGTTCGGCACGTAACGACATGACACCAGGGTTGTTTCTAAGTACACGGACTATGGATGTTGTGCCAATCCCTCGTACATATTTTCAACCTTCGTTGTGGTATATCGAGGGACTGTTACAACTGTTTGATGTTGATGACACCCAGGACGTGCGTGCACAAGCGTTCTTTCAGAAGTTCCTTGGTACTCTAATGAGCGCAGCAGCATGACGCCTACACAAACCCGCATTATAGATGGAACCAAGATAACGTGCCCTGGTGCATTGGACGGCATGGTCAACATGGCTTTGTTCGACGCGATGAAGGAGTTTTTTGCCCGAAGTAATTCTTGGTTGTTTGAAGCCGTTGTTGGCATCGTACCTAACGCTAACGACTACATCATTGACACTGGTCAGCCAGTTGTGGTTAATCGCTTAATGAATGTTGCGGAGCCTCGCGTACCTCCACCTATACCACCTTGTTATTTACCGATGGACCCACCGCAATTTCTTTCTTTATGGACTGATGGGGGTGAACATGGTATTGATGAGACTATTAATCCTGATTATTCTGTGCCTCGGACTGGGGTATTACTTAATGCTGGAACTAAATGCCCGATATTACGAATACGATGGAACCCAAGAGCAAATCAGCGATGGGTAGTCACGGTTGCGTTGAATATTGCTGACCCAGTTAATAACGAGGGACTACCAATTGTACCAGACTGGATACTTGATAAATACTATGATTACATAAAAAGTGGAGTAGTTTCACGACTTATGATGTCTCCTGGTAAAGGATACAGTTCACAGCAAGGTGCAGCCTTTCATGGGCGAAAATTTAATGAGGGTATAGGGCTTGCTCGTACTGAAGTGCGAAACATGTTCACTTATGGTGGGCAAAGATGGGCCTTTCCGAGTGGTTGGAACTATCGTAGAGCGGTGGTGCCATGAACTACAACGTTGGTACGTATAGTGCTCCATATAATTTTTCCAATCAAGCCTACTTCTACGTGCAGGGTATGGGTGGGCCTATTGGCACGTTTGTTAAGTCTATGCAGGCAAAGTCGTTGATTACGTTAGACTACTCAAGTGTGGTTACTTCTGGAGTAAGTATACAAAATTTCAGTTTTGTATTAACAACTCAAACGCTTCCACCTCTTATCATTTCTCAGCCAATACTAGCAGGACAAAATAATATTATTGAATTTAAACTTAGTAACGGCTTTGGTGGCGTGCAATATGATATCACTGTAAATGCTCAGTTAATTAATAGTTTAGGTGTTTCACAAGGGATGCGTGTTGATGTGTTCACGGTTAATATTATTCCCCCTTACGAAGCAGATTGTGGTTGTGGAGCTTGTGGTTGTAGTCCTTGCCGTTGTTATGAAGTGGATTATTGTTGTGACACCATAACCGATCTTAAGAATCAGGTAGCGACCCTTGCAACCAATAACTCCATCTTCGGCACGAACTTTGTCCAGTATTACGTTTCCAACACTGCCCCTAGTTCAGCAAATTTATTTGATAAATGGTTCAATCCGACGACGGGTGTCATATCGGATTACATATCGGACGGTGTGTCGAGTTACTGGCGGCCCGAGTTTTCAGCTGCCGGAGGAACCGTTACAGGGCCAGTTACTTTTGATAGCGATGTAACTATTGATGGCGTACTTGATGCGACATTAGATATGGGGAGTTACGGATGAGAAGTTATAGCGCACCCACTAACTTTAGCAATGCTGCGCAGTTTTATCCTGATAATACCGGGCAGGTGGGTGGCTTTACTAAGTCGCCAATGGCACAAACGTTGGTGACACTGGATTACTCCCAGAGTTTGGCAACAGGGGTTACAATCACTAAGGTAGCGTATGTCCTCGATATTCAAACAACTCCTCTCCTTATTATTAGTAACTCCAATATCAGTGTTAATTTGCTTACTTTTATTATTAGTGGTGGTTGGAGTGGTATTACTTACAATCTTACAGTACAGTCTACGTTAAGTGATACCACAGTCCGTACTGACGTGCTTCAAATCGAGGTGATGGGAGATGACATGCGGTACGATCCTTGTTTCCCGCAGAGCAGGGCGATTGTTCCTTGCAACATTCCCAAGAGTTATCAGCAAGCGTTCTTATCATCGAGTTGTGGTTCGTATAAATCAGCATGTATTACTTATTACATTTGCGACACGGCACCCGTGAATCCTAATGTCATGGATCAATGGTATAACAGCGTTAATCATACGGTACAAGAATACTTAACAGACGGTATGACATTTTGGTGGCAACCGTTCTTTGTCGATGTGAAATACGCACAGTCGTCGTTGTATTATCTTTCTACCGCCAATCAGACGAATTTTGTTACCACTGCTCCCGATCTTCGTGGCAACGCTGGAATTATTAATATTGGCAATGTGGTGCAGGCTTACGTCAATGGCGTGCGGCTGGTGCCGGTGCAAGACTTTACGGTTAACCAGTTAACATCGACCGTCACTATGCTCAGGCCCATACCAGTCAGTAACATCGTGATGATCGATATCCTTGCTGCTCCAGGAGGCTAATTTGACCAAGGCATTCGATACAGCCTTATTTATACCTTCTGAAAGTCCAGATGTAGGACAGGCGGTTGGTATTGATCAAGTTGGTCCACCTTTCGACACTTCTTATTATTTTTACGTGATCGCGCCCGGTCCCGGCGTTACTCTGGGAGCAAGCGTTCCTGCCGCTACTGATGTTGGACAGATATTGGTTTCCGGGCCGGGACCAAATTTTCAATGGCTAACCCAGTATGAGCTATACCTGGGCGCGTTACCCGCAGCCCCATCCACTAATCCAGCTCCTGGCGCACCTACACCCCCGCCAGCAGGTGCGATGTATTATAATACTTCTGACAACACGCCTTATATTTTAACATTCCCCCAACCCAGTAATCAGGCGACATGGGTACCTCTCCCTGTTGCCACCACTAATCGTGTCACTGTTGCGGCTTCTCTCCCTGCCGCTACCGGCATGGGGCAAATGCTGTTGTCTGGTCCGCAGGGTAATCCAGGTGGGGCAACGACGTTCCCGTGGACGGCCTCAGTTGGTTATTTTCTTGGTGCGCATCCGACGCCACCAATTCAAAACGTTGCTGTTGGGTCAATGTATTATAATACGGCAAACAACCAATTGTATGTTTGGAACGGATCAAGTTGGCAAACGATCACCACGCCAGCTAAGGCGAGTACAGCAAGCTTGTTTTATCAAAGTGTGCTTAATCAAATGGTCTATCCGACGACCACACCGGATTTATTTGGACAAACTTACGCGCCTACTGCTGTGGAGGCGATTGAAATTTACCTCAATGGTGTACGGTTGACGCCTTCTGGTGGTACGATTCCTGGGGACTACACTTTCAATTATGCCACTTCTACGTTGACGTTGGCCACCATTCCGCCTACTGGGTCCATCGTAGCGATAGATATCTTGCAAGATCCTTTGTCGCTGGGGCCGACGTTGATTTTGCGTGAAATGCTTATGCCTTTAGTCGGGTTTGACGGCGTGGAGACGACTTTTGATTTGATTGCGACTAGTGGTACCAACATCGTGGTTAACGACCCGGTGGATCTCAACGTGCTGTTGGACGGTGTCATGCAGGAGCCGGGAGTTGACTACGTTCTTAGCACTAACGGTTCGCAAATTATTTTTAGTGTACCTCCTACTGCTGATGCTGCGTGCTTCATCGTTTACTTCTCCAAGAGCGCCCAAGGCTTCCTGAGTGTCGTTACCCACGATTTGACAATGTATGGCGACGGCACTGCTGCTAACCCGTTGGGTGCAGTGCTCTCTTCAGAAGACGCGCTGCTGCCCGGCATCGTCTATGTGCCGCCAACTGGCATAGGTGGCACCAACAACGCAATCAATTTGGCCCCTGACGGCGCGATCAGCGTCGAAGTTGATACGACCACTGGTCTTGTGGTTTCACCGGGAGCACCAAACCCGCTTACTGGTATGGCTACGGGCAGTACGATTGCTGTTAATCTCGATGCGGGAAGCGCGCATGACTTTACTGGTGCAGGAGAATTAACGCTCATCGTTGCTACTCAGGCGCAAGTTGATGCTGGGACTGATAACGCTAATCCGGTCACATCGCTGACTTTGGCCCAATCAACGTCGCTCGATACTCGCTATGTCAATTTGACTGGCGACACGATGACTGGTCCACTTAATATTCCTATTCCACCAGCTAATCCTGATGAGGTGACTAATAAACAATACGTAGACGAGAGTATTGCATCGAGTATGCTCTATCAAGGGGTATGGCACGTAGCAGCGAATACACCTGATCTTACTCCAGCAGTAATGAACCCGCTTAATGGTTGGTCGTGGATTTCTGAAACAGTTAATCCTGACGTGCCTGAGATTGCACCTGCTGGCTTACCTGGCATTGGTGGCTTGTCAATTGACAGTGGTGACCGCGTGTTGTGGGACGCAGGTTCTGCTGCTTATGATTTGGTCAAAGGATCGTCGCTCAGTATTACAGAAGCGCGTTCATTGTTTGTTGAGGTGGCTGGCGACACAATGACTGGTAATCTTACGTTTGCCACTGGTCAGCAATTTTTGTTTGCCGCCGATATGTCGGGGATACAGCGTTCGTCATTTGGACCTTTGACGTTACAGCAAGGGAATGGTGGTGAACAGCCGCAGATTTGTGATGTCTTCGGGTTGAACAACCGGGATATTATTGATACGATTAATGGTGATGCGCGTTATGTCAACGTAACTGGCGATACGATGACAGGGCCGCTCGTTCTTAATGCTGATCCGACGATTGGTCCGCAAGCGGCGACACGAAATTATGTTGATACAAGTATTCTTGCGCTTGAGGCGTTGAAGGTGGATCGCGCTGGCGATGCCATGACTGGGCCACTCCTTTTGCCGGGTCAGCCCACGCTGGCTTTACATGCGACTCCTAGAAGCTATGTTGATAACCAGATTACGACCAATTCTTTATGGAAGGGTGTTTATCTTCCATCCTTGAATTTTCCTGATCTTAACCCTGCGAGTATGAATCCGCAAGATGGCTGGACATGGTTTATCCAAACTCAAGATCCAAACTTGCCAGAAATCATTCCTCCTGGTGTGCCAGGGCTTTCGGGGATGAGCGTGGATAGCGGCTGGATCGTTTGGTGGAACGCAGGCGCTAGTCAATATCAATTGACGCGGGGGCCGGACCTGTCTATGTCCACCGCGCTGGCGACGTTTGTCAATCTTACTGGCGATACGATGGTCGGGGATTTGAACTTTCCGGCGCTTGTAGGACTTAATCTTGCTGGGGCAAAGATCGTCTCTAGTGGCCCGCAACTCTATATCCAAAGGCCCATAGGAGATAATCAACCTCAAATTTTGAATTTTGCTGGTAATCAGGCGAATAACATCATCGATGCTAGTGGTAGTTCGCCGATGACTGGTAATTTGACCTTTCCAACAGATGGGCAGGGCATAACTCTTAGTTCTGGTGGCATGGTTTATAAGAAAGTCGGCACTGGCTTGACTTTGCGTCGGCACGTACAAAACACAGAGATCGGCATCGAGAACAACGACGGCACCAACCGGCAGAACATCCTGACCGCCGCCACCGGTATGGGGATTGGGACTGGTGTACTCAAAACTGGCGACACCATGACCGGTACGCTTACGATTAACACTGGCAATTTGACTGTCAGCGGTGTTACTACATTAAACAATAGCGTGATAGTCAATAATGCTTCAGTGCGGACAACGAATAATCAGGGTATGTATGTCGACGGCAACTCGAATACGAGCGCTAGCAATGGCTTTGTCGTTCGTGGCTCGAACGGTTCCGAGTTCTGCCGGTGGTATGGCGATGCGGTCGGCTATAATGGCCCAGCGGAAGCTCGCGCTCACTGTGCGACCTGGAATGGCGGCTGGTCTTATCAGGATTGTTGGTACACGGTAGTCAACTCGCCGCCGACCCTTTACGCCAATGGCGTTGTATCGTGTCAATCGCTGACCCAACGCAGCGGGCGAGAGAATAAGTTGAATATTCGTGATGTGCGCAGTTCTGAAGTGCAAGACGCATGGAGCGCACTTAAGGTGCGGCGGTTCCGTTGGAAGGATACGCCGATCCCGCCTGATCCAATGACTGGTAAACCACTAGCAAACCCATCGCCACCACCGCCCCAGTCGGAACGGTTTGGTTTTATTGCCGATGAACTGCCGGAAGCCGTGGTCGCCTACGCCGCGCCGGGATCGAGCGATCCGGCTAAACAGGTGCATGTACGCGAGGGGTGGGACGTTGGCGACATGGTGGCGCTGTGCGTCGCCAAGATCAAAGAACTTGAAGCTGAAATTACAGCGCTTAAGGGGGCGCGCTGATGCCAACTCCGTCGTTCGATCTTGCTGCCCACGTTCCTACCAATCCACCAGTGGCGGGTGATGTTATTCGCGTTATCACATCGTTACCGTATCAAACAGACTGGTTTCCTCCCGTACCGGGTATACAAGGTATACCGGGACCAATAGGGCCACAGGGACTACCGGGTCCAATAGGGCCAGTGGGATTACAAGGGCCACAAGGGATACAAGGTTCAGCAGGGCCGCAAGGGGCGCAAGGTGATGGGGGGTTTCAGTTTCCTGATGCGCTGGCTGACGGACAGATGTATGGACGCTTAAATCAAGCTTGGGTGGTGGTGGCAGGGGGTGGCGCGGGTATTGTGGACGCACCGAGCGATGGTACGTCTTACGTGCGACTAAATGGTGCGTGGGTTAATATCATCGACGCAGGAGCCTTCTAACCCCAGGAGTAAATACTCATGCCCAATAAAATTCAAATACTCAGGTCACCGACTGCTGGTAACCGTCCTCCTGCCGGAACGTTAGCAGGCGAAAGTTATGTTAACTTTGGCGATATGCAATTTGGTGTCTACAATGCCGCGCCAGTTGATTTGCTGGCGGTGCGGTTTTGGAGCACTTTTGCAACCTACGCCCCCGGTGATCACGTTCTTTCCGCAG